GGGAGTGATGATTACATGAAGCATTTATTAAGGGTATTGAGATACTTAGAACCGCCAGAGACAGAAGCGCAGGTCATCTCTGGGGTGGAGACAATCATATGGGATTTACCGATAGGACAGGAAGTACACCAGAAGCAGATGGCGTTGAAGGAACAGGAAGCCTTGAATCCGCCAGAGAAGATACCGACCCTGGAAGAGTTGTTGGGGGAAGAGGAAGAGCAGCAGACAGACCAGGAGCAGTAAGTTTATCAGACTGGTTAGGGTTTACTGAGAGGCAGTTAGAAGCATTAGATGCTATATTCAAGTATCGGTATGTGCTTTATGGTGGGGCGAGGGGTGGGGGTAAGAGTTATTTTTTGAGGAAGGCAGCAGTAGCCTGGCTGATATACCAGGCAAGCAAGGGATATCAGGGGGTACAGGTGGGGTTATTCAGCAGTACGTTTAATACTTTGAGAGACAGGCAGATAAGCAGGATAGCAGCGGAGTTCCCAGACTGGCTAGGGAAGTTGAAAGATAGTAAGACAGCATCAGGATTGGCGTTTTATTTATATCCTAACTGGGGTGGTGGGGTAATAAATCTCAGGAACTTAGATGATATCAGCAAATATAAGAGTGCTGAGTTTGGTTTTATTGGAGTAGATGAGCTTACAGAGCATCCAGTAGAGACCTTTGACATACTCAGGGGTTCTAACCGCTGGGCAGGCATGGAGAATCCAGTGTTCGTTGGGGCTACGAACCCAGATGGGATAGGCAATGAGTGGTGCAGGAACTACTTTATAGAGAAGAAGTATCCAGATGAGCTAGAAAAAGAGAGAGACCAGTTTGTTTTTATACCTGCGCTGCCGAAAGACAACCCACATCTTAGTCAATCCTACTGGAAAGAGCTAGGAACGCTGCCTGCAGACCTGAAAAGAGCCTGGTTAGAAGGAGACTGGTACGTATTTAAGGGTAGAGCCTTCAAGAATTTCAATAGGAGAGTACATGTTATCCCAGAAAGGGAGATTCCAGAGTACTATACCAGGATAATCGGTGTAGACTGGGGCTATAGAAGCCCATTCTGCGCTCTGTTCATGGCAAGAGACCCAGATTCAGGCAGGATTTATGTATATCGTGAACTTTATCAGACAGAATTGACCGATAGACAGCAGGCAAGACTGATAATAGACAACTCAGACAAGTTTGACATGAAAGCGATACGCTTTGCAGACCCTTCCATGTGGAAAAGGAATACCCTGGAGAACGTAACCAGTACTGCAGAGGTATATGCTAAGAACGGATGCTTTCTCAGACCAGGAGATAACGATAGACTGGGTAGGAAACGGAAACTAGACAGGCTGTTAGGCAACCTGCCAGATGGATTGCCAGGTATCTTGTTCATGGAGAACTGTGAGCATATAATTAAACAATTAGAACTACTGGTGTACGACCCACACAGGTCGGAAGATGTAGATACTCGCATGGAAGACCATGCCTACGATGCACTAGGCTACGGACTGACGAATGCAAGAGAGTACAGACCAGAGACAAGAACGTATATGAAAGAGAAGTCACCCTATCTCTTCACGGAGAAGTTATGAAATATTCTATTATCTATGCAGACCCCCCCTGGAAATATAATAACCCTAAATCATGTTTACCAAAATTAGGTGGCATAACATATTCTGTAATGAGTCATGAGGAAATAAGTTTATTATCTGTTCAAGACATAGCAGCTAAAGATTGCGCATTATTTCTCTGGGCTACAATGCCAAAATTAAAAGAAGCCTTATATGAAATAGATGCCTGGGGTTTTAAATATATTACCTGTGCATTTACTTGGATAAAATTAAATCCGTCAGGTAGAGGTATTTATTCAGGATTAGGTCATTGGACTAATGGTAATGCAGAACTATGTTTATTCGCTAAAATAGGTTCACCAAAACGTATAAACAAAAATGTAAAACAAGTACAGTTTTATGCCAGAGGTAAACATTCTGAAAAGCCTGCTGAAATAAGAAATGAAATTATTAATCTGATGGGCGATTTACCAAGAATAGAATTGTTTGCCAGACAACATACACCTAACTGGCATGCCTGGGGTAATGAAATAGAATCAGACATAGTGCTAAAATTTAAAGAAGGTAACAATGAAAACGATTAAGGAAGCTAGAGAACACGCCAACGAATTAGAACTCAGTGGTGCTGATATCAGAACCATGCAGAACGCCATGGATGATATGGTACTGATGAACTGGGATAATAAACCATCAGATAAGGACTGGCTGAAATTCACGACAAGCCCTGAAGCAAGGAATACTTTTCTTGGGGCAGTGAGATTGCTGACTAGCACAGACCCTATCATCACTGTACCCTATGATAATAATGACAAGGTGGCTAAGGCTGCATCAGACCAGATAGAGAAAATCTGCAAGGCAGTCTGGTATCAGTCAGGCAGGATAAACCAGAGACCAGTCCATTATGATTTGATAAATCAACTGGTGCGATATGATGAATACCACCTGGCTATTACTAACACGCAGGACTTGTTAGATAGTAATCCAGAGTTAGAGAAGAGTTCCCCTGCTAAAAGACATAGGCTAGAGAAGATAGCAGAAGCCACGCCCTATCTCATGCAGCCCTTAGATGCTAAGTCTGGCTACTGGGAGAAAGATGCTTTCGGTCTCAATGCCTACTACAGGAAAACAGCAATGACCTACGGCTCAATGCTCAATGTGTTCGGGGAAGCTAACCTGAAGAAATCTAACCTTGCCAGGGAATACAGCAGTACAGACATTCTTTACTACCATGACTACTGGGATTTAGATATTCATTACGCCTGGCTGACAGATAGTGACCTGGCAACTGGGGGAAATGATTATCTTATTATTGGGAAGAAAGATGGCGGTAAACATAACCTGCCCTATATCCCTATCGTGGTACAGGTAGGGGAAGCCAGCCAGTTAGAAGATGACAATAAGTATAAGAGACAACCCCTGCTCTATGCTATCTGGCAGGCATCCCTCTGGGATAGGATGAACCTGGAGCTTACTGTGCTGTATACTAATCTATTTGCTGTGGCAAGCAATCCTATGTATGTGCATGAGACACAGATAGATGGGTCTACCCTGCCCCCTGTAGACTACAGCAGACCAGGCGGTGTAATTGACCTCAACCCAGGAGATAGGCTTTCTCTACTGCAGAGAGATGTATTCAATAAGGATATGCTGCAGGGCTTGCAGATTGCTAAAGAAACATTCGCAGAAAGCACCATGTATAAGCAGGCATTAGGCGAACCCCTATCAGGACAGCAGAGCTTCAGTACAGTAGCCCTGCTCAGTCAGAGCGGTAGACTGCCACTCGTAGCCTACCAGAGAAATGGCGGTTGGGGTATCGGTACTGCCTTTGAAATCATGTTCGATTTGATGAAAGACGCTAAGAGTAAACGCACTGCGCTTTACTTAGATGGAAGATTAGATATCGACCCCAGAGAACTGCCAGAAGATTTAGTGATTGATGTCAGGCTAGACGCAGCCCTGCCACAAGATAAACTACAGCAGATGAACATCGCTGCCCTGGCAAAACAGAACGGACTGGTGAGTACCAACTGGCTGCGTGAGAACATCCTGAACATCGGTCAGTCCGCAGATATGACAGATGAACTCTGGTCTGAAATCTTTGAAGATAGAATGATGAATGAACATTTCAATAAGCAGATGACAAATGAAATCAGACAGCAGGTGATGCAGGAGATGCAGCAGCAGCAGATGCAGCAGCAACAACAGCAAGCACAGGCACAGGCTGTGCAACAAAGAATGTCAGGCGCAAGACCTAATGTAGAAGAGAACCTTGCCAGGCAAATGCAGATGCGTGGCGCACCACAGGGGGAGATAGAAGAAAATGCTGCACTTGGGGGAATGCCCCCGAACATGCGCAGGGGCTTGATACCACTTGATAGACCTAACACACAACCTGTGCCTGCTGGTAAACTTAAGTTAGAGTTACAAGGCGGTGAGGTATATGAATGACATAAAGAGCTTCATGTCTATTTATATGGTAGCCAGGGCAAATACAGAAATGCGTATTGCCCAGATGACCCTGAACTGGCAAGCCCCATTACTGGCAATGATGGCAGCAGCCCAGATGCGATTAGAAGAAGAGCGCAGCATTCCGCAGCCCTTAGAGAATGCTATAGGAGACAACTATGAGTCCAACCCCTTCGCTTGATGGTGAAATCATTGGCACTTACAGACCGCCAAAGACATACTACCAACCCCCTAAGACAACCTATAAACCCCCTAAGCAGTACTATAGAGAAGAACCCTATCAGAATACTGGGGGCGGTATTTCAGATGCAGAAAGACAAAGAGCTATCAATGAAGCGCAAGCTAGAGAAAGAGCTAGATTAATTGCAGAAGCGCAGGCAAGGGCAAGAGCAGATGCACAGCGCAAACTAGAAGCACGCAACTGGTATAAAGCGATACAGGATTTTAAGAATAAAGATTCTGGCAAACTACCCTACACTAATTATTATGATGCCCGAGCTATTAGAGATAAAATAAATAAATATTATAATCCTAGAGACTGGGTAGTAAATAAAACTACTAACATGCCTGAATATATTGGCAACTATCCAAAAGCAGGTATTACAGATTTTGCAGCATTAGGTGCAGGATATATAGCTAATAGTGCAGTATCAGGATATAACAATCTGAAAAACTGGTGGGATATTAAATCAGAAAATCCGCCAGAGAATTTAAAATTTCTGCAAACAGCATCGCCTAATAACATTATGTCATATAATCCTATGTTAGGTCTCTATCCTACTAACCAGGGAAGTACTAATATTAACAATATGAGTAACGACCAAACACTAACATCGGAAAGAATAACATCCACAACAGCATCAGGTAATAAAACTTCTACAGGCAGTACTGAAGGCAGCACCGCAGGACATATGACTGCAGAAGAACAGAAAGCCTGGGATGATGCAATGCAGAATGAACG